GGTACAAATATACGAAATAAAAACGCCCGCACAAATATAAATTTATGCGAGCGCAACCTTTTAAACAATCACGAAAAAAAGTAACCGATGCAAAGATACATCAACATTGCTGATAATCCAAACAATCACATCCACGAAGTTCGGTGTCTATTATCCACATATTGCTGTTGTCATTATTCTTATCTGCACCCGCTTGTGGCTGAACTTGGATGGTGGGTTCATTGCCTAATCCAGTCAATAATGCAACCGACCCGCTCATGTTGTTATTCCAAATCTGAGCTACGTATGGCGGGCATGGCTTGAGGCGTACACGGAATAGAGGGTACGTCTTTGTTTTAATTGAGAAGCACTGCCTTTCGGGTATATCCTTCTCGATGAAGTGTCCGACTTGTTCAACACTGCCATAAAAGCGGTGCAGGTTGCGATATTGTGCGCCTTGCCCGCTTCGTAATTGTATCAAATTATTTATAGCAAGTACTTGCCTTGGAAATGGCTGTGGATTTGTTTCAACGGGTGAACCAAACCATGTAAGGTTGGTGCTCGGATTCGAGTAAGTATAACCGAAGCAATCTGTTGTGCTATAAACGCCCTCAAATTGGATTGTATCTTGACAGCGTGCTACTTCATAGGTTTGACTATAAATGTTGAATGGTGCGCCTGAATTAGGCGTTATCGTGAACATAAAATAGAACTGACTTGGAAAGCCTGTGGGCAGTGTCGTAGGTAGGCATAAATTAATATTCTGCACCCATCTATACCATGCTTGATTGGGTAGGGTTCGGCTTGAAGCATCCCTATCTAAGTCGAGAAATACAGACGCCTGCTGTATCATATCGTCTGCATAATTGTGTGGTGTTGGCGTTGGTATAGTGAACTCAGAACCCGTACACGCATTGAATAGCCTTGCCCTTATGGTGAAGTTTGTCGGGTTAAGGCTGTAATGATACCAACCGTAAGTAATGAAGTTAGGTGTGGTTTGCGTGCTATAAATACCAATTGGACGTGGTGCATTTCGTGTCGATTGATATTGAAATTGAAAACTCAAGCAATCACCCTTGGCAACGGGTTGATTGAAGCAGAAATCGTTCGGGCATAGGTTGTTATTCCATGCGTCCGATAGATTGCATATTATCTCATCCTGTATAATCGGCTCGCACACGTTGCAGGGATTATTTACTCCCAACGGCACAACTATATCAATTACGCCTATCGTTACGCCATTACCAATTCCAATTGGTACGCTGTCATGATTTATTACTATTCCCATGGTTTTATGGTCTAATTAAAAAGTGAAGTTTTATTTCGTAATCGCCTTGAATTGGCAGTGCGGGGTAATCAATATCGAAATTGATATCTGCATTCACTCCGAATTGAGGCGATAGATTGCTGATGAATTGTGAATCAATTGGAATGATTATATTACCTGCAACGGGTTGCGCTGATGTGCTTGACAACATACCGCCTCTGAATGGTACGATTTCAAGTGCTACTCCAAACATTTGACGATTGACCGTTGAACTACCCCATTGCGCATTTACATTGATTGTACCTGTTGTGGCACAAGGGTCAGCCGTACCGATTGGTATTGGAGTAGGTGTGGAATCGTCGGGGTATTCAATTTCAATATCATCAATGAAATCATTCGGATTTATCTTAGCATAATCCGTTACGCCATTGGGTCGCTCAATTGTTTGGAATGCGTGATAGATTTCTTTATTATCAAATATCTGAAACTCCATTTGCCAATCAAAAATGATATTCCGATTCCGCATTGAGAAGGGCGGTAATTGTTGCTGGCAGTCGGCATCGAATAGGTAGATAAAGTCATTTAAGGCATTGCCAACATAGAGGATTCCGTTTGCAAGTAGGATGAAATTAGGAAAGGTATTAGCCCCGACAAATAAATTTGTAACTACGTTGTATGATTGAGTGTCGTAACCAAATACTGAATCAACTGCATTACCCGTATAAATTACGCCCCCAAATTCTGTGAAAAAATTGAAATTATACCCTATTGTAATTGATTGAACTATTGCGAGCGTGGTTGTTGAAATTACATCAATACTTGCAACTCCTACCCATACCTCAGTTCCAACTAATTTAATTGCAACCGCGCTTGTTACTGCTATTGTGCCGACATGGGTTAGTGTTGAGTAGTCTACCCGCTCAACGCTTGTACTTGCTTGACATGACACCCATATCTCGTTTATAGCGGGTATAAATTCAACTTGGTTTGCACCTGTTCCAATACCTAATGCAATTGGCGCACCGACAACCGTATTTGTATTTACGTTAATGCGCTCAATTTCATTTGTTGTATTATTTACTACAATTAATTCCTGTGTTTGCGAAATGTACTTTAAGCCCCTTAATGAATCACCAACCGTACCAATTGCAATATTTACCACAATTGTACGGCTTGTTACCGATAGACATATTACATCTGAGGCAAAATTACTACCTGTTACATACACACAATTATTTGCAGGGCAGTATTGTGAATAAAGGGGCTGAAATAAGGCAGGCAGTGCAACCGATGTAATAAATGTAAGCGAACCTGCGTCATAAATATGGACTTCGGCATTAATATAATCCAACGCCCAAACCTCGTTTGTTGTTGGTATGTATTGCATTTGCCCTTCATAGGAAGTTCCACTAACCCCTGAACTCATACTACCAAAACTCTGCCCAAAATTACACTGATTTACTTGCGTGGCAATCGCACAATCAAGACTTGCACTCGTTAATGGCGCACGCTGGAAACTACCCTCAGGTCGTTGGAATAATCCCTCTCTGCCAATGTTGCGGTAAATGTTGTCAGGAATCGTAAATGGGAATGTAACTTCCAAACTTGACCCCGTACCTTGCGACACCATACCCTCTTCGGTAAATATCGCACCGCAAGTATTCTTTGCCTGTGGTTGAAAGAACATCGTATCGAGTAGTAAATTACCCGTTAATGGATTCTCTTCGTACACGTCCAATTTAACGGCTGTCAGTGCCGTTCTCGCATCGGTTAATTGTCCGCCTGTCTTAGCACTCAATTCGGCATTTGTTGCTGACAAATCTACCCTAAGCGACGATTCCAAATCCATATTGACAGGTACGCCCCGAACGGTTTGGATAGTGTTTACATACTCTTGCTCAACCGTGCGCCATACTAAATCCAAACTACCCAACGGCATCGCTTCGTCATCGTAATTAATTAATTGAATCGGTTGAGGCGTAATGGTGCTTCTTGTTTCTTGGTCAATCGCACTAATCGCAACAAATATAAATCGATAACTAAGCGAAATACCACTTACGCCTTCCAAATCGGGATGCAATGCGCTAACATCAAACTCGGCTTGAAAGTTATCGCCCGTTATATTTACAGGTGCGACCGTTGGCGTAATGTTTGTGCTCGTTGCCAACGTTGTCAAATCGGCTTGCTCGTACTCGTAATTCTCGTAATAATCTAATTGATTATTTTGTGCATCATTCCTAATCATGTACACCCACATCGCATCGGGTGGCGTGCCCGAAACGTTTGAACTGATGTAATCAAAATCAACAACAACCGAAGTAGGTCGTGTCGTGCTGAGATAATCCGTACTCGTACCCGTTGCAGTTCTTGCCAATGTGACCGAATTTAATATCAATCGCATAGGCGATATCGTTACACTCGGTTCGTTGTAGAATGGTAACTCTGCCTTAATTGAGAATATCGCATCTTGATACACCGCACCGATTGTTCTATAAACAACCGTTGCCCACGTCATGTATTTGGGATTGCGATATACAGAGTTCTCAGATTCGTTATTAATTATTAAATCATTCCGCACGCTATTCTTCAATAGCACGTCATGGTTATTAATGAAATTATTACCTGCTGGCTGGGTCGTATCGGCAGGCATATTAAAATGAATTGTAATGGTCATACTCGTACCACCGCTTGCAATTACACCACCGATATAAGGTGTTCGTGCGCTGTTCTCTTCACTCGGTTGTTCGCCATACCATTCCATTTGAAATGAGCCATCAACACTTGGCTCACCCTCTTCTGGAGTAATTAAACAAACACGATACTTCCAACCTGCAATGGGATAATCTTGATACGCCCAATTTACAATCTGAGCAAATAACCATTGACTGAAATATATTTCATCGCCAACAACAAGAGGCTGAGCCAACGTGTGTGTTATGCTAAATATATTCCGATTCGCCATGCAACTGCCATGAAACACCTCGCAGTCAGCATTGAAGTTACTATTGTCAATCGTGACCTCACTACTCGCATCGTCAAGCCTCCAAGCGGTTGTTGCAATTTCGCAATATACTTCCTCCCATGTGAGATTGACCCGAACAATATTACCGCTTCGAGTTACCAATATTGTACATGAACCAATGCCCGGCACGCCATCACCAACATACGTCATTGTGTATGTCCTGCACTGACATATTGCGAACGCATCAGATGCGGGCAATCCCGTAAATGCAGGGCAGGTGCAACTAAATGCGTATGTGTGCGCACCATCCGAATTGCAGAACTGCAAGTCGATTGTATCGCCATCGCAAATGCGTCCAAGGTTCACATCGAAACTCGCACCACTTACGCCTATATCAATTATTTGTCTGTTTGCCATAATTAAAATTCGCCTGTAATTCTTATTGTTCTATCGCCAAAATTGGCAATGATTGTATTGATTTTGCCCTGTACACTTGTGCCGTATGGTGTCTGCATTCTCACGGTTCTATTAACGGAAAGGTTCTTCACCATCACGCAATCCATCTTGGCTTCGATTTCATAATCCCAGAAGCGGTATGGGTTATTAATTGGGTCGTCAATGGAGTGGAAGTCATTGTAAATGTTTGGTGTGTTTGTTGTAAAGTTATTTTGCTCTATGATATTAAACACTGGATTTGGCGCATTACCAATTGTAACCCACACGTTATTAATAGTATCAAATTGAGTAAGTTGTGCAACACGAGGCTTTTTAAAATTATCATTGCTTGTCGGGTCGGCTTCAAAGTATTTATGAACTGCAAATTCATTATCTTGAAATACACATGCGCCTTGAAATTGCCCTAAGTTTGGGTATGTTGTATTGAGAAGCCCTATAAGGGGATACCCATCTATTATAGAATCGTATGGTCTGAATGCTATTGGAGCGTAACTTAACTGCTTGTCTAATATTCCATCCCATGCCTCCCAACCAGCAGGCGAATTGTGGATTCTTATGTAATCAAAAAAGCCACTATACAATTTGTTTTTTTCATTGCCACTCTTTTCTGACATATCGTTTTGCGCTTCAATTCTCTGACCTGCATGCACTTTGCCTTGATTGTATTTAAAACAAGCACCGTTGAGTATATTGCCCTTCTTTGATTCGGCAATTGCATCGAGTAATATAGCCGAACCAAAGTAATAATCTTTACGCTCCATGTAAACACGACCATTTTCAATCCACCACAAGGCATTGAAGTCCTTGGCTACCATATCGAGAAATTCGGTAATGGTCTGTCGTGGTCTATTCTCAACAATGTAGCGTGTTGTGCTATTAACTTGCACGCCTTTTTTAAGGGGCGCATTGATAAGAGCAACGGAATAATAACGGCTATTTACATTTTCTAAAAACGAAGAAACGAATGGTTGATTTTGATTGCACTGGCAATATATTGAAGCCTCATTAATATAGTCCTTTATGTATGGCGATGGGTGAAGCCTGCCACACCCTGTTACGCCTTGCCCTATAAAGGTTAATAGTGTAGCAATTGGGTTGTTTGGAAACGCTAAACTAATTAAAGTATTAACAGCCCCAACAACAAAAAATAATATTAAAGACATTGATAAAAACACATAAAAGAATAACGCAGGGCGCATCTCATTGCAGTATGGTATTTTGGGAATTGCAATGGTACTATTCGGATTAACTAACCAATGATTGGTATTAAATGAACCATCAGGATTCTCAAGGTCGGTCGTAATTGGCGTGCGCTTGAAACAATCATAAATGCGTTCATCAGGGTCTTGCCTCGTCATGCGAGCGACAACGAAGCAATCACCTGTGCAGTAATCGACACTATCGCCTTTAATTATGAAATCTTGATACACGAAATCATTACAGCACTCATCCCAAATTTGAACCTTAATATACTTATACAATCCCTGCTGACTTGCTACGAGGGTATTAAATATCAAATCGAATCCATCATCAAAGAACTTCAATTCGTTCGTGTACGCCTTCTGTGTTGCACCCGTTTGCTCATCTCGTGAATAGGTTACACTGAACGATTCTAAACCTTCTATGCGTCCTCTAATGGGCGTGCCGTTTAATCTTACTTGTAGTGAACTCATAGTCGTGTCTTTAATCGGTTCATGTTGGCGTGGCTTCGGTCGGTAATAACTGCAATGCCGTTGTGGTCAATTCGCACATCTGTGTGTGGTATGTATTTGGCAATTGATTTGCCGAGTTGGTTGTAATCAATGTCACCCGAACTTTGCTGACCTGCATACACTCCACCCGTTGCAAGTTTGGCGATGAAGCCCGCCTCTTTATCTGATATTTTGCGGTCGTGTGCTAAGTCCATTAATGCACTATATCCGGGCTGAGTGTTGATGTCCTCAGGCACTACACGCTCGTTAGGTGTTAGGATAGCATGAACACTATCTTTGCCCCGAACCGCACCACGAACCATTGGTACTTTCTTCGTGCCTTTGTTGTATGGAATTGGGGATGCAATGACGGTAGAGGCTTGAAGTGCACCAAGTGCGATAATAAACGGGGATATCGCACCAAACGAAGCAAGATTTGAAGGATTCGATAAGGCAATCGCTGTATTCATACCAATAGTAAACAATGCCCCTGCCTTATCAATTACGGCTTGTCTGCGCTTAATCTTACGCATTTGTGCTTCGTATGCCTCTTGACTAATTACACCCTGCTGTAATTGCTCTTGCAGTTGCTGTGTTTGACTTTGTGTATATCTTGCGTTGAGTGCAGATAGCAGGTCGAACGTCTGCATTGCCATTTCAATCTTAATGTTTTTCTTTTGTTCTTCAATGTCTTTAGTGGCTTGTATTTCTTTCCCAAATTCTGAGCCAACCCCAGCCACTATACCCGCAATTGTAGCACCGCTTGTGTCTTCTGACTGTTGTTTCTCATGCGCTTTTAATTTCTCTAATCCTTTATCCTTAGATTCAATTAACTTCTTAACCTGCTCATTTGTTTGATTGTCAATTTCATTTAATATCGAAGCCTGCTCGTCTTTTGTCAAGGCACGAAATGCGGGATTTTCCTGCAAATCTTCTACCTGAAATTCTGCACTCTGCTTTAATTTCCCTACATCTGTTTTTTCGGCAAGAATTGCACGCCTCCGCATGTCATCAGTTGCCTTTGCCAGCCTCTCCATTTCCTTAACCTCATCTTTAGTTATGGCTAAAGACTTCTGCTTAGGTGCTTCAATTGACTGCGATGCCTGCCTGTATAAATCTGCCTTAACCCTTAATTCGATTAATTGCTTTTGTTCATCCTCGGTTAATTTAGACCGTTCGGCAATTAATTGACTCATTACCTTCTCACGAACTTCGGGAGTCTTGCCGTATCTGTGGTCAATATTCGCTTGCTCTTCTTTAGTTATTTTGCCAACTTTCTTAAGCAATTTAATACGCTTACTATCGGCATACTCTGCATCTTTTATAAGTTGCTCTGCCGTTTCTTTACTTGTCTTCTTTTGCTCTTCCGATGTCGTTATAAATGAATCAATCTGCCGTTGTTGAAATGCACGATATTCGGCTTCGTATTCTTCAATCCCTGCTTTCTCAAGGTCAATTAAGAAGTCATTCATTGCCTCGCCACCATCGAACGGGGCAATCAGTGCGCTGAATGTTGCCCTTGCCCCGATAAATGCATTCTCAAGTGTTTTAATCGTGCCTATCAATAACTTTACACCCAGTACCGATGCACCGCTATTGGCTGCGGTTAAATACAATGACGTCCATGCGTTGTCAAGTCGTGCTAAATCAGCTTGTAATCCTGATGCCAATTTGGATGCATTCTCGCCGAATGCGTTCTCCATTTCCTCGGCAAATTTTGGAAGGACTTCGGATGCAATGAGATTTCCCGATGCCATCATCTTGTCAAGTTCTTGGGTTGTAACGCCCAATGATTTTGCCATTATACCAAACGCCGCAGGCATGGCTTCCCCTAATTGACCCCGTAATTCCTCTGCTTGTATTTTGCCCTTCCCAATCATTTGCGTAAGTGCCGTAAATGCTCGGCTTGCCGTTTCCGCATTTGCCCCACTGCCCTTTATTGCAATGGTCATGGATTTGAATATCTTTTCGGCTTTACCTAATTCCATGCCCGATGCTTTTGCACCTGCTACGAATGAAGCGTAATTTTCAGTAAGCGATTTTAATTCGATGCCGTATTTATTTGCCATGAAGGCAAGGTCGGTAAATACATCAGTGCCTTTTTCTTGACTGCCATAAAGACCATCAAGTCTAACCTTTAGCGATTCCATTTGTGCGCTGACCTTGGTCATTTCCTTGCCGAATGCAATCAATTCAGTGACTGCAAATGCGCTCGCCACCATTCCCGCTATATTGCCTAATGCGTTCTGAAATTGCCCTACGCCTGCTGTGGCTTGCTTGGTCTTTTTCCCGACATCATCAACTGCCTGACCTGTCTTCTTCATGCCTGCGTCAAAGTTTGACGTGTCGGCTGAAATCTTAAATACTATATTCTGAGCCATGATGTTTTTAGTTTAACCTTTGTATGGCTCAGAGCCTATTCGCTTGGGTAGCGATATGCAAATATACGAAATTATCTATTTCGCTTGGGTA